GCAGCCTTCTGGTGGTCAGGCTACTAAGTTTTATTCCTCATGTATTGTTAAACTCTTTTCTTCAGAGTCAGACAATCAAGCGATTAAGGGCAAGATCAAGGTAGGAGATAAATTAATTGAAGAAAAGATTGGTAGAACTATTAAGTGGGAACTACAGTTCTCCAAAACCTCTCCAGGGTTCCAGTCTGGTGAGTATGATTTTTACTTTAGAGGTGATGATATTGGTCTTGATACCATTGGTGATCTGGTTACTACCGCAGAACTAAATGGTATTGTAGAACGAACTGGTGCTTGGTATATACTTCCTGACGGCACAAAGGTGCAAGGCAAGGAAGCATTTGTTAATCGTGTAAGGGAGGATCTTGATTTGCAAGAATCAATCAAGGCCAAACTAAATGGCTAATTTTACTATATATCAAGGTCAATGGGTTTGCCACACATGCAAGGCTATAGTTCCAACACTAAGATGCTATGCAGATGAAAAAATGTTAAGTTGGATGTGCAAAGATAAGCACTTGACAAAAGTCTATTTAGGTAAAAGAAAGAAGAAGGATTTTGACGGAGAAGAGTGAGTCTAAAAGAATAGGTGCCAAGCAGCACAAGAACTCTGGGCGTAATACCCAAAAGGGAGATGCCTCTTGGAAAAACTTTGTCGTAGACTTTAAAGAAGTTGGAAAATCTTTTACATTGAATAAAGAGGTTTGGGCAAAGGCTACTACTGATGCCATGAAGAATGGCAAGGACCCAGCCATAGTAGTCGTAATAGGCGAGGGCAACTCTAAGGTCAGACTTGCTATAATTGAGATGAGTATTCTAGAAGACATGGTGGAGGAATAATGGAACAGCAGGGAACAACAATAGACATGGTCAATGGTCTTTCAGAGATCGCAGACTATATGCAAGACGAAGAACTTACGGTAGCACTAACAATGATTGCTAAACTAATTATAAAGCCAGACATCCCAATCAATGTTGCTCACGTAGAGATTGTAAGGCTTCAGGCAATTGCTGCAAAGATGGCTTTTAAGGCTACCTGGATGGCTAATGTTGACAAGTCGGATCGTGGAAAGAAGAACCTTTATTATACGGCAGCAGAGTCGCTTAATAATTTAGTGTCTGCACTCAAATATATTACACGCTAATCTGCTATACTTATACTAACTGAAATGAGAAACGATGACGAAGAATTTACTGCACACTGTAATGATAAAGCCAGAAGAAAAGCCGATTCACCGCATGGATATAGCGGGACTTGAGGCAAAGATTAAAGAAGGCTATACGATTACTCGTGTAGATAAGCACACAACAAAGAAGACTTTTGCACCATCAACCATTGCCTACGGACATGGAGAGTGTGCAAGATACTGGTACCTTGCTTTTGATGGGCAGATGTTCGAAGATAATGCAGATGCTTATAGCGCAGCCAATATGACTGCTGGCACTCTATCACATGCAAGAATTCAAAACGCAATGCTAAATGCTGGTATTGTTAAGGTTTTTCGTGATGAAAATAATGAAGCAACAACAGAGTTTAAGATTATAAATGAAGATCCTCCTATCTTTGGGTATGGGGATGTCATGTTTAATTGGCAAGGAGAAGAACTCATTGGTGAAATTAAAACAATGATGAACGAAGGGTTTGAATATAGAAAGGCATCTGGAAAGGCCAAGACTGGTCACTTGATGCAACTACTTATCTATATGAAAATCTTAAAGAAACCAACAGGTGTCATGATTTATGAAAATAAAAATAATCATGAACTTCTTTTGATACCTGTAGATGTAAACGATCATTACCGTCGGTGGGTAGACCAGGCATTTGATTGGATGAGACTAGTTCGCAAGACATGGGAAGACAGAACCCTGCCAAACAAAAACTATAGATCAAATTCCAAGATATGCAAGTCATGCCCAATTAAAAAAGCATGTGAGTCTGCAGGTCCAGGCGTGTTAAAGATAGCACCCCTGGAGATTCTAAGTGAGACATTGTAACTTTTGCGATAAACAATTTACTCAATCAGTATCGTATCAAATATACTGCTCTGTTGAATGTAGAGAACTTGCAACAAAAGAAAAAATTGCTGCAAGGTATATGCAATCAAAAAGAGCAAAAAGAAAAGGAAAGACAAGACTTTGCAAGTCTTGCTCTATGCCACTCTCAATCTACAATGATTTTTCAGTGTGTTCATCTTGCTCTGTAAATCCAGACGCTGTGATCAAAGCAATTAAAAAGATTAAGGATAAGACAGATGGTAAAAAATAAGTGGGGGCTAGAAATAAAGCCACATAAGATTTGCGCCATTGACGCTAGTACAAACAGTCTTGCATTTGCTTTATTTTCTGGAGATGATCTTGAGTCTGTAGGAAAAATTAACTTTGAAGGAAACGATATATATGAAAAGGTTATGGATGCAGGGAAAAAAGTAAAAGCATTCTTTGATATATATGGTGGGTTTGAAGCAATAATTATTGAGCACACTGTATTTATGAATAGCCCTAAGACTGCTGCAGATCTTGCATTGGTACAGGGGGCAATCCTTGGATCAGCAGGACAAACTGGAACCAAGATTATAGGAAAGGTTTCTCCTATTACTTGGCAAAATTATATTGGTAATAAAAAAATATCAAAGGATGAGCAACTGTTTATTCGTTCTCAGCATCCAGGAAAATCTGTTTCTTGGTACAAGTCTTATGAAAGAAATATTCGTAAGGAGAGAACTATTAAGTTTATTAATACTATTTATGATAGATCAATTACTGATAACGATGTAGCAGATGCTTGCGGGATTGGGCACTGGGCACTAAAAAATTGGGGGAAAGCAATTGGAGTTGACAAATAACATCATGGCTGCTAAACTATATACATCAGAAGTCTTTATGCGTAAGAGATATCTTATGGATAAGAAGACTCCAGAAGAGATTGCAAAGGAATGTGGATGTTCTCTAGAGACTGTCTATGTTTACCTTGCTAAGTTTGGACTAAGGAAATCAAAACGATGAATAAATTTGAAAAAGCATTGATAGCACTTGCCGTTGCAGGTAGCGTTGGTTTTGCGTTTGCGTTTGCTGCGTTAAAGGGTATTCCAGAAACATTTGATTGGGAGTCTGACGAAGAGGAATCTTATGAGTGACAATCTAAACATAACAGTTGACCAAGTAAATAATCCACTGCACTACACATCAGACCCATCTGGTATTGAGTGTATTGAGATAACTCGTCATCGTAATTTTAATATTGGTAATGCTTTTAAATATCTTTGGAGAGCAGGACTTAAGGATGAGGCAAAGACCATACAAGATTTAGAGAAAGCAATCTTTTATATTAAAGATGAAATAAATAGACTAGAAGGCAAGTATGTCAACTGAAGACGATCTCGTTAAGCATCTTGACCAAGTCAACCTAGTAGTAGAAGAATACCTAAAAGGTAATGATCCAACAGTTATTTCTAAGCAACTTTCTATACCAAGACAAAAAGTTGTAACACTTATTAATGAATGGAAGGTTATGGCATCTGCAAATGATGCTATCCGTGCTCGTGCTAAAGAAGCATTAGCAGCAGCAGATACTCACTACAGCAAGTTGGTTTCTCGCACATACGAAGTTATTGATGAGGCATCAATGACAAATAATCTTAGTGCTAAAACTGCAGCAATCAAACTTGTGATGGACATTGAGTCTAAGCGTATTGACATGCTTCAAAAGGCTGGACTACTTGAGAATAAAGAACTTGCTGAAGAGATGATGGAAATTGAGAAGCGTCAAGAGATTCTTGTTCTTATCCTAAAAGACATTGCGTCAGAGTATCCACAGGTTCGTGATGAGATTATGCGTAGGCTTTCTGCATTTGCAAAAGACAATGAGGTGATTACAGTTGTCCACGATGTTCAATGAGTTTCTTGAAGCACTACAGGATGATCACTTTCAAGAGATGCCAGTAGACGCAAGAACATTTGTTGAGGGTGAAGCGTACCTTGGACAACCACCATTATCTGATATTCAGTACGATATTGTTGAGGCAATGAGCCAGATCTATCGTAAAGAAGATTTGATTAATATGATGGGTGAAGAAAAGGGCACTCAGTACTACAACAAGTACACAAAGAATGAAATCATCCTGCAACTTGGGAAGGGATCTGGAAAAGACTTTACATCAACCGTAGCATGCTCATACATCGTATATAAACTATTATGTTTAAAAGACCCAGCAAAGTATTTTGGTAAGCCCTCTGGAGATGCTATCGACCTAATCAATGTGGCTATTAACGCTCAACAAGCAAAGAATGTTTTCTTTAAAGGTTTTAAATCAAAGATCGAAAGATCGCCATGGTTTGCTGGAAAGTATTATGCAAAGGCTGACTCAATTGAGTTTGACAAATCTATTACCGTTTACTCTGGTCACTCAGAGCGTGAATCACATGAGGGACTAAACCTTCTGCTTGCAGTTCTTGATGAGATTTCTGGTTTCGCATCTGAAGTTGGAACAGGAAATGAGCAAGGAAAGACTGCTGATAATATCTACAAGGCTTTCCGTGGTTCAGTAGACTCTCGCTTCCCTGACCTTGGCAA